AGCTGGGTCCAGGGATTATGCCCTTCCTTCTTGTTATCTGCAAATGATAGATTTTGCCCTGACGACTGATCCCTTAACCCCGCTATCTTACATAACGCCAGAAAACATGAACAGGATGTGGGCTGGGAGTCAGCTTGGTATACCACGGGCGTATACAATACTTTCTAATAACAGTTCTGGTACCCCTGTGCCGACAGTTAGGTTAGGGCCCTCCCCGGCTGGAGCCTACACCTATTCTATGATGTTTTATAAAAAGATTGCCGCTCTTAGCCCTGCAAATACCACAGAGGCTATGCTTACAGATAATCCAGATATATATCTATATGGAGCGTTAATGGAGGCTGAACCGTTTTTGATGAACGATGCTAGGGTCCAGTTATGGGCGACAGCTTATCAGGAAGCAGTTACTAATTTACAAGAGCAGGACAATAAAGACCGCCATTCTGGTTCTGCCATGAGAGTTATGAACACTGGCGGATATTATTAATAGGGAGCAATAATCATGGGCTTAGAAACGGCTACATATATTAGTCAATTAGTCGATACGAATCCGACTACAAGTGATCCTGTATCTCAGGGTGATGACCACCTTAGGCTTATAAAGTCTGTGTTACAAGATCAGTTTACCACACTTGGTGCGGCAGCGGTTACGACCACGGCAGCGGAACTTAATCTGCTGGATGGGAAAACCACGCTTGCGACAGAAGGGACTGCTGTACTATCTACAGGTGAGTCAGTCACCACAAAGTTTCTCAGGACAGATGGCGATGGAACGTCCTCATGGCAGGTTCCCGCAGGTACAACTTATACAGCCGGTGATGGTCTTGATCTATCGACTACTACCTTTAGCACTGATCTATTGGCTAATGGTGGTCTGGAAATTCAGAGTACAGAGCTATCAGTTGCTCAGGGAATATCGCAATACGACGTACCTCAGTTTGCTGCCAGCGTTGTTGATAACGATTTCTTGAGGATAGCTACTACTTCAGTAGAAGGAAGAAGTGCCTCTGAAGTGTTATCAGATATTGCCGCACTACCTCTTGCTGGTGGAACGATGAGCGGGACTCTAGTTTGTGCTGATGAGCTTGTAACAAGAGCGCAGATGAAGGATTATTCCGAAACTGTAAATGCCATAGGCAGCATTACCTCTGGAACAAATGCTGACCTTGAGGATGGAAACGTACAAACTGTTACAATGACGGCAAATACATTTAACTTTGGGATTACTAACGCACTAGGATCACATGGGTCTTCCCTCACTCTTGTTATTACTAACGGCGGGTTAGCCACTGTAACCTGGGTGTCTGGGTCACATGGTGGTGGTGGTAATGCGATAGATTGGGCTGGTGGCACTGCTCCCACTCTAACCAGTAGCGGGGTTGATGTTTTGGTATTTACAAGCTCAGACGGCGGAACTCAGTGGATGGGTTTTGCTGCTGGCCTCGATATAAAGTAGGAGAATATTATGCCTTTAGGAGCAGCAAAGGTTGGATTGATGGCGGCAAGCACTGCAAATGCAAACTATTTTGGCGACGGAAGTTTAGGAGATTGCCAGTTTGGCGCTTCTGGTATAACCCAGAGTGGGGATAGTGTAGCAATAGATGCAGTTCTTACTACTGGTAGTGAAGCTGGTGGCCCCGCTGCTGTAACTTATGGGTCTGGTACACAGACAAATCAGATTCAGAACCCATCAGCCTGTTATGAAACTACTGTATTAAATAAATCGGGGTCTTATGATGGCGATATGTGGGTTGGTAATTTTACTAATCTTACTATTGACGCAAGCACTACCTTAACTACAGATCAACCATGCAGGGGGATGTTAATCTATTGTAGCGGAGACGCTGTAATTAATGGCGCACTATCTATGACGGGTAGAGGAGCGCTTGCTGACCCAACCGCTTCTGGAGGGGGGGATACTTCCGCTGTTAATTCAAATGGATTAAAGTTAGGTTTGTTTACCGCTAGTGGAACTGATACTTTAGCAGCGAATGATTTTGCGGGTTCTGGAACAGCTTCTGTTGCGGCAGTTGCCAATCAACCAGCTATAGTTGGCAATGGGGTTACCTTTAATATGACTAGACAAGGAACAACTGGCCCAGTTAATGGAACCACTGGTGGCGCGATTCTTCAAAGCGGTGGCGGTGGTAATGGTAGACCGTCAGACGGAGTAACCCCTACCTATGGGTCTTACGGGAGTTGTTTTGCCGGAGGCTCTGGAGGCGGAGGAAAAGAAGGGCCAGCCGCGGGAACTAGTGGAACTCCTTGGGCTGGTGCTGGGGGTAACGGAGGCTCGCTTGGCGCTTCTGCTATTGGCGCGGGAAGTGGTAATCCTGCTGGAACTGGCGCAAATGGCGGTGGCGGAAACAACGGAAATGGCGGTTTAATGCTTCTGATTGTCAAAGGAGATGTCACTATTGGTGCTGGAGGATATGTAGATTGCACAGGCCAAAGGGCCTGGAATGCTGGTTATTATGTTGGGAGCGCTACAGGAGGCGGTATTGTTTATGTCCTCCACGGAGGAACACTTACCAATAATGGTACTATACAAGCTGCTCAAGGCGGGGGAGGTGCCGGGGGTTATGGGCCGGGTGGAACGGGTGGAAAACATACTCTTCAAATTGGCACTTAATTTGAATGGCGCAAATATTTGATAATGCACTACCTAGAGAATCTCTAGAAGGGTTAAATGCGTTATTTCATGACATGGATTTTCCTTGGTTTAACCTAAATGTGCTGGCGTTGAGAGAGCATGAAGTTCAACTTGCGCCAAAGCATGAGGACTCATTTGCATCGTCTGGTTTTTTCCACCTATTTTGTGATACGGAACAGTCTAAAAGTTTGTTGCCAAGAGAGGGGAATCTAAGGATTAATTCTTATCACTGGGATTCTATTAAACCAATTGTTAGTATGATAGCGGAGATGCTAGGAACTGATGTAAAAAAGATTCTTAGGTGTAAGGTAAATTTAACTACTCCACATCCATCCCTTACTAAGGAAGCATTTTCATTGCCACATTGTGATAGTGATGAAAAACATTTGGTTGCTCTTCTTTATGTAAACAATTCTGACGGAGATACTGTAATTTTTAATGAGAAATGGAATGGTTCTTACATAAAAGAAGTCACTATAAAGGAAACAATTTCGCTGAAAGAGAATAGGGTTGTATCTTTTAATGGAAATTCTTACCATGCTGGAGGTATTCCAGTACATAGCAGAGAAAGGATCACTTTGAATATGGATTTTGGAACGTGAAGCCTGATCCTTTTTGGAAACCTGGAAGTCTAGAATTACTATTGTATTTTAATACTCATAGGATGGAACATGGTAATTCCACGCTCTTCAATCATCTAATAGAAACTAAATTTTTATTGCAATCTTGGGGCGCATCTGAAGATGTATACCATGCTGGACTTTTTCATTCTATCTATGATACAGAGTATTATAAGGGTTTCAGTTGGTCAGATAAGGAAAAGGATAGACTTCACAACGATCTTGTAAGGATAATCGGCCCCAGATCAGAGAGGTTAGTGCGTCTGTTTGGAACAATAGATCGGCAGAAATTTGAAGACGATTGTATTAATGGCACGCCAACTTCTATAAAAGATCAGGTAAGCGGGAAAGATATACCAATTACCTCCCAAGATGTTTCTGATTTATGCAATATTATGGTTGCTAATTTAATAGATCAAATAAAGAGTATGCCGGATCATTATACTTTTGGTTCATCTGGTATTGTTGGAGATACCAATTTGGTTAAGGAGATGTTGAAACTAAAACCACATCTTCATTTTCAGGCTAATGATGACCTCTCAAAGTTTTTAATAAGGAGAATACCATATTCGCCGGAGGAAGGTTTTGAATCTCCTATAGTTTATAAGAATTTCTGGAGCAATAAAGTTCTTGATAAACTAAATGAGAAAATTAGAGCCTATGGAAATAATGAGATACCTGTAAAGGTTCAATATAATCAGTGGGCTCATGGGGTTATTGAGGATAGTGGGCCTGTTTTAATATATTCCCTAAATGATGACAAGGAATTAGTAGAAAATATAAAGAAGGAGTTAGATGTTATATACGACACTTCTACCTTGGAGGGTTTTGATTGTTCACTGCATATATTTTATAGAGGAAGTTATATTCCCTGGCATGATGACCATCGCACATTCGTATGTAATACATACTTGAATGATGCAAGATGGGATTGGAATTGGGGTGGCGCATTACTGTACCAAGATAAGAACGGTAAGACTTGTTTTGAGTTTCCAGAGTATAATAAAATGTTTGTTCAGAGCGGGCAATTTAATATAAAAAATAATATGCATCACGGAACTAGCATTCTTTCCCCAGCATCAATTCCTAAAATAACGTTACAAATTTTTGCGAAATCAAAAGGAGATTAACAATGTATGCAAAAGTAGAAAATGGGGCGGCTACTTCGTACCCCTATAGTTTAAATAAACTACGAAGAGATAATCCGGCTGTCTCGTTTCCTGCTGATTCACTTTCAAGAGAAGATATTATGGATCAATATGGTATTGTTGATGTTAGCGCTGTCGAACAGCCTGATTCATTAGGGCATCATATAAGGGAAGGAAATCCAGAATTGGTAGATGGAGTTTGGACTCAAACTTGGGATAAAATATTAAAGCAACCTAGTGAAGTTAGTGAGGATGAGAAGGTTGGTTATGAAAATCCTTGGACAGTTTGGTCTGCGCCTCATCAATCTGGCGGAATAGCTATTCCCAAAGAAGAGGGGAAAGTTGCGGTGGAAATTGATCCTGTTTGGGATGGTTCTCAATGGAACAGAACTTACCGAATGGACGATATTCCTTCGGAGTATTGGTTAGAGGCCAGAGCTAGGGCATATGGGCCAATGCAGGATCAGCTAGAGTACATTACAGAAAATGGATTAGAAGCATGGCAGACTAAAGTTGCCGAAATAAAGGCTAGATATCCTAAAACGTAATGGCTCTAATTCCCATAGATAATGTAGGCGAGCATGGCATTATTAAAGATATTAATGCATGGCAACTGCCTCCCAATGTATGGACTGATGGCAATAACGTCAGGGCAGAGCATGGTGCTATACAGAAAACTCCTGGTTATCTGGAGGTTATGGCTTCGTGCCCGCTCGTCCCATATTTTGTAACCAACCTTGAAATTAGCGGTGCTAACTATTGGATAGTTGGTGGACTAGCTAAGATAGCAGTCCATGATGGGGTAGGGTGGACCGATATAACCAGAACATCCTCTGACTACAGCGCGACTGCCAAAGAAAACTGGACCGCTACTGTACTTGGTGGGATTCTTATCATGGCTAATGGGTTCGATGTCCCCCAGTTCTGGGCGATATCTGCCGGAATTCCGTCTACAGCTACCAAGATGGCAGACCTTACAAACTGGCAAGCCACGAACTACTTCCCGTTTTCCGTAAGAGCATTTAGAACTTTCTTGATCGCCCTTAATGTAAGCAAGGCGGGAACACCCTATACAACCCTTGTAAAGTGGTCAACGGAGGCGGCAACGCAAACACTTCCTACTTCATGGGATGAGACTTTGGCGACCGTCGATGCGGGTGAGTATTCGCTTGAGGATACTCGCGGAAGAATACTAGACGGGCTACCCCTTGGTGACTCCTTCATGATCTATAAGGAAGATTCAACATACATGATGACTTATGTTGGAACGCCTTTTATATTTTCATTTAGGCAGATCAGTCCCACAGTAGGCGCACTAGCTAAAAACTGCGTGGCAGAGTACGATGGTGGGCATTTCCTGTTTGCTAATGGGGATATGTACATTAACGATGGACAGAGATTGAAGTCCATACTCCCGCATAAGATGAGAGATTTCGTATTCAACAACATAAATGGCGATGAATATGAGAAGTCATTTGTTGTGGCTGATTATGGTAATACAGAAATGTGGGCTTGCTATGTATCTTCTGCAAATGTAACAAATGTTCAGTGCGATAAAGCTCTTGTATGGAATTGGTCCAACAATACATTTACAGAAAGAGATCTTCCGAATCTAGGGATGATAGCTTACGGTACTGAGGGCAACCCTCTCGCACCGGGATCGTGGGGTTCAGCAACAACCACTTGGGCAACTGATACATTAAACTGGAATCAATCTTCCGCCTCGTCATTCTTCAACCAAGCTGGTAAAACTCTTGTATTTGCATCACCAACAAACCAAAAGATGTTTAGGCATAATACAGGGAATAAGGAAGATACAGCAGACATGACCTCTTATATAGAGAGAACTGGTCTAACTCTGGATTCTCAGGGAAACAATAATCAGTCGATGGTAAAGAGGGTAACCTCTATTTGGCCTAAGATGTCTGTATCTTCCTCTAATACCGTTAATGTTTATATTGGACACCAGATGTCTACTGAAGAGGCTATAACTTGGGAAGGACCAACTACGTTTAATCCTAATACTCAATCTAAGGTTCCCTGCAATGTAACTGGTAAGTATATCGGAGTTAAGTTTGAGTCTACTGGTGACGAAACATGGAGGCTAGATGGGTATTCTCTTGATATAAAAGATTCTGGAATGAGGGGCTCTAAGAGCTACTAATGGGTACATATAAAGACAGAGTAGTAAAGTCTGTTACTCATTATGAACCCGGACCGCTACCAATAGCGCAGGAAGATATTGGAGTCTATGTCTCAAACGAGTTAAAAAGATTAGGTGATATATTATTTAATCAGGCGACATTTAGACTAGAAAGAACTCACGTAGCCCCAGCTAGGCCAAGGGGTGGTGATATAAGATACGCAGATGGGACAAACTGGAACCCCGGAGGAACTGGAGAGGGAATCTACTTCTTCAAGGAAACTACAACAGCATGGGTAAAGCTGTAATGTTTAGCCAAAGCAGAGTAAAGGAGTTTATTACATCGAGGATGGATACTATGGTGGGATTTGACCCGCCCCAAGCCAGGGCGGTTCTTGTGGAGATTGATGAGATAGAGCAAATCTGGCGCCACGTAAAGCCGCTTTTAGACAAGGCCACTCCGCACTCAGAGGGGGAGATGGAGGCAGAGGATTTTCTACCTTTGCTGCTGTCTGGCACCATGCAGTTATGGGTGGCTATTGAGAACAAAGAAATAATAGCCGCTATGGTGTCCCAGATTGTATCCTATCCGAGAAAGAGCGTGATGAGGATAATCTCGATAGGTGGGGAGGATATGGAAAAGTGGATGCCAAATTTCCCTATATTTGAAAACTGGGCACTAGACCTAGGCTGCACCGCCATAGAGGCGTGGGGCAGGAAGGGGTGGTTAAGAGTGCTAGATGATTGGAAATGCAGCTATCATATAATAACAAAAGATCTAACACATAGGATGCACTAATGGCAGCGACAACAAGAATGGTTACTTATGCGGAGTGGTTAGAGCATGGGAGATATCCCGGTGGCGGCAAGTTCGATCCAAACGATAACAATCTAAGATCCTACTATGACTCATATGTCTCGCAGTGGGAGGCTGGTGGCGACGCACTGCGTCAACAACTAAACTCCAACCACGGATTGCATGCTTGGAACTCAGCCGCCAATGGCAATGGCAATGGCAATGGCAATCCTGAGTACCCTGCGTGGTCTGGAAGGCACGCACCATCTACTGTAGCAAGTGAGGTGGTTTCACCAGCCTACCAACGACCGGGTTTGTTAGATTGGTCCCAATATATGCCAGAAAAACTGGGCAAAGGTTACATGGACCCAATGGCCCTTTCATCTCAGCAAGGATTGGTAGCCGATCAAGGGAGGTATTACCAGCCCACTCCCGCCAGTTGGGTTAATACACCCCCGACTTCTAGTCTATGGCAGTACACTCCTCCCGCAACATCCTTGTTCGGATGGCCGACGGAGGCTCCAGCGTTGAGTTTGCCGCCGGCATCTAGCTTTTACACACCTGGCGATGATGACGATGACGATGACGATGACACTGGCGATGACAGGGAATAAACCAACGAGGAATAAATTATGGCAGGCGGCGGATCAAAAGAAACAATTAGGGAAACAGAACCCTGGAAAGCCCAACGTGGCTATCTAGAAAAGGGATTTGGGCAGGCTGAACAGATGTATGATAGAGGTCTGCCTGCTTATTACCCAGACGCGACAACGGCTGGATTTGATCCAGTACAAAAATATGCCCAGACAGAAATTCTGGATTACGCTGGGGGGCCACGCACAGCAGCCATGCAGTCTGGGGCAGAGAACGCCCTGCTAGGGGCTATGGCTGGTCAAACCCCGTTCAGTGGTGGCCAGATGAAGGATCTTATAGCTGGCAATGTACGCACCGGCGCGGGCACACCATACACCGCAATGGAGGACGCTCTAACAAGTGGTGTGATAGGAAACCTACAAG